AAAGTAGCATTGAGTGGTTGGTTGAACAAATCAAAAAAGACATCAATTTGAGATTGAGAGGATTTGATATTGACAAAGCACTTGAACAAGCCGAAGCAATGCGAAAGGATGAAATTAAAAACGCTCAAATGGATATGTTTATTCATCTTAATAATTTGCCTTATGGTTTAGAATATCTTGAAAAACGACAAAGTGCAGAAGATTTTTCACAACAATACTACAACCAAACATTTGGAGATGAAAGCAATACTTGAATTTAATCTTGACGAAGAACGCCATCAATTTGAAGATGCAGTTGACGGATGGAAGTGGAAGTGCATCGTATCTGAATTGGACAATGAGTTGAGAGCACGGACAAAGTACGCATCGGATGAAACACCTGAAGAAGTTGTGGATGCACTCATCAAAGTGCGTGACTATTTGCGTGAGTTATTAAGCGAGGAGGGATTGATACTATGAACGCATTAGGAGGAACTTGGGATGACATCAAATGCTTTAATCACGAAAATGATTTGGGCATCAACTTGGACAATGAATCTTATGTGGAATTATTCCGCAATACGGGGAATGAGATTGTCAAGATAACTGGAGCGAAAACCTTTCTTGACTGCGGTGGAGGAATGGGAGCATACACAAAAGCAATGCTTGAACAAGGTCTGGACTGTACTTATGTGGATTTGAACCAACACCACTTTGAGTATGTCGGCAAACGACTGAAGACAATCAACGAGGGACAAACACTTCAAATCTATTCAAAGGACTTCACGACCCAAACATTCAAGCACTTTGATTTGGTAGCATCCATTGAGGTGATGGAACACATCCCCGATTCAAAGCTCATCCCGTTCTTGACCAAACTCAAATGCAATTACTTTCACTTCTCATCAACACCGAACACAACGGACTTTGATGCAGAATGGGGACACATTAACATCAAACAAGAAGCGGAGTGGGTAGAACTATTTGAGAAGTGCGGATTCATCTTTTGGCAACGATTGTCTCATCCAACATCCTGGTCATTGCTATTCACCAAATGAAGAAACACACCTTGACATACTTGAACCATTTCGGATATGACATTAGTGACTTCATCCCTTGTGAGGTGTGTGGCAAAACTGCCGTTGACATCCATCACATTGAAGCAAGGGGAATCGGAGGGAGCAAAGAAGCCGATGCGATTGAAAACCTGATGGCGATATGTCGTGAGGATCACATCAAATTTGGGGACAAGAAGGAATACAAAGAGTGGTTGAAATCCATTCACGAACAAAGATTGTCAATGGTAAAATAATGTGATGCAAATGTGATAAATATGGCAAATAATCCAAAAGCAATAGAGAACTTAAAACCCTTCAAACAAGGTGAAGATGAAAGGCGAATCGGCAACGGCAGACCGCAGAAGCTCATCACCCAAATGAAGGAAATCGGATACACCAAAACTCAGGTGGAAGAAACGATGTTGTCAATGTTGTCGCTATCACGGAAGGAACTGGAGAAGATAGACCGAGGGGATGAGTACACGATTATGGAACGCACAATTGCCGGTGCATTGTTAAAAGGTCACGACAAAAACTCGTTGTTCAACTTGGAGATGTTGCTCACACGATCACAAGGCAAACCGAAAGAAACCATTGACCAAACAATCCAATCTAAAAACTTTACAATAACTTTGAATCTCGATGAAAAAAACTTGGAGAGGTGAGGACACATTCCCACCGTATGACGGAGAACTTAAACTCGTGGCAACCTTTGATGGCGAAATCAAACTTGCAAGGTTTATTGACGATATGTGGATTGACGAAAACACAATGGCTTGGATCAATGTGATGTACTGGATGCCCATCCCAATTCTGCCCAACGAATGAAACTGCTGATATTAACTGACGGAATCAATGGTGTAGTTTACCACCGATTATTCACGCCACATCTTCGGATGCAGATAGACGGACAAGCGGATGTCAGCGTTTGTCAATCACCAGAAGAATGGCTCACACTTGACTATCGTGGATTTGATGTCATAATCTTCTCACGATGGCTTGGTGCAAAGCATTATGATGTCTTGAAAAAGATTGCAGATTCAGGCACTCCCTATGTCGTGGACATTGATGACTATTGGGTTCTTCCGAAATACAATCCAGCATATTGGGCATACCGCAAAGGAATCAAGCAAGGCGTGAAGGATGCCATCAATTACGCTGATGCGGTGATCACCACAACCCCACACCTTGCAAAAGAGATTCGTGAAATCAACGAGAATGTCATCATCGCATCCAACTGCCTTGACTACTCACACAAACAATGGGAAGCCGAACCCCTTGAGCGTTCTGAGAAAATCAAGGTAGGTTGGGTTGGTGGTGTAACTCACGAGGAGGACTTGAAGTTGATTGCTGACCAAATCAAAGGGATGGACATTGAGTTCTACATCTGCGGTTATACACCAGGAGAGATTTGGAATCGGATTGCCAAGAGTATGCCTGATGCCAAGATCGTGGAAGGCACAACGGTATTTGAATATGGAGAGGTTTATCGTCACTTTGACATCGTCCTTGCACCGTTGCAAGACAACAAGTTCAACAACTGCAAATCTGAGCTGAAGATAATTGAGGCGAGTGCTTATAAGAAGCCAATCATTTGTTCTGCGGTGTATCCTTACTTGTACCATCAGGCGAATGACGGAGTGTTGTTGGTAACGCAAAACGATTGGAGGACTGCGATTCAAAAACTCGTGGATGCCGGTCGTTCAGTTCGTGAGTCAATGGGCGTGAGCAATTACGACTATTGCCAAAAGCATCACAATCTTGAACTCCACAATTTGACAAGATTGCAGTTATACAAATCGTTGTGCAAATAAATTACACACGACCATATCTAACCAACTACCAAAAGGACATCCTTGATTGCGATGCCCGTTTCACGATTACGGCTGCGAGTACCAAGACAGGCAAGACCGCATCACACATCATTTGGCTCTTTGAACAAGCACTCCAATGCAAGGATGGTCAGTCGGTGTGGTGGGTTGCTCCAGTATACCAACAAGCGGAGATTGCATTCCGAAGGATGAAGAACCAAGTCACGGACAAGAACTTCTTCATCAGCAACGAAACAAAACTATTGTTGACTTTGCCAACGGGTGCAAGGATTGAATTTAAGTCAGGTGAGAAACCCGACAACTTGTATGGTGATGATGTGTACGCTGCCGTGATTGATGAGGCATCAAGGATGCGTGAGGAATCGTGGTATGCACTCCGTTCAACGCTGACCGCTACACAAGGCAAGTGTAAACTGATTGGGAATGTCAAAGGCAAAAAGAATTGGTTCTACAAATTAGGGGAACGAGCAAGGCAAGGAGAAGCCGAATACAAGTATTTCAAGATTACGGCATACGATGCAGCGAGAGAGGGGATAATATCGGAGAAAGAGATTGAACAAGCAAAGCGAGATCTACCTGATTATGTATTCCGTGAACTCTACCTTGCAGAACCAGCAGACGACAAGTCAAATCCGTTTGGCTTGGATGCAATCCGCAAATGTTACCGACCAATATCATCAATGCCGGTTGTTGCTTGGGGTGTGGATTTGGCAAAGTATTCGGATTACACGGTAATCATCGGACTGGATGCAAACAACTGTGTTTGTTTCTGCGAACGATTCCAAGCGGATTGGTCAGTCACTCAAGCACGAATTGTCAAACTGATTGGCAACACACCATCGTTTGTGGATAGTACCGGAGTGGGAGATCCTATCGTTGAGCAACTTCAGCGACTTTGTCAAAGGGTCAAGGGATTCAAGTTCACAAGCCAAAGCAAACAACAACTCATTGAAGGACTTGTGATGTCGGTGCAACAAACCGATGTGTTCTTTCCTGAAGAACCGATTGGCTCGGAGATGGAGAACTTTGAATTTGAATATACAAGAACGGGTGTGCGATATACTGCACCGCCCGGACTACACGATGACTGCGTGATGGCTCTTGCACTTGCCGTTGATTGCAAAGCTCATAACCGACCAGGAACATTTTATTTTGCATAGTGTAAAAAATGCACATTGCTCAAACCAAATTGAAACGCTATGAATTGGAAAAACATAACAATCCACCAACTACAAGAGATTCACTCTTGTCGTGATATGTCTGACCTTGAGAGGCAGATGAACATCCTTGCCATTGCTTTGAATCTTTCAATGGATGAGGTCGAGTCAATGACATTGGACAAGTTGACAAACGAGTTTGAGAAGTTGTCGTTCTTGAATGATCTGCCCAAAGCACCGATTCAGTTTATGTTCAAACTCCGTGGTCGTTATTTCAAGTTAGCCAAAACACCCAACGAGATGTGCGGACACCACTTCATTGAACTCCAGCAAGTATTCAACGGTGATGTGATTGAATCGCTGAATAAGATTGTTGCGTTGCTATCGGTGGAGGTGGATTTCTTTGGAAGGAACAAGAAGGTTGTTGATGCTCAGGCACACTATGAGGACAAATGTGCGTTGATGATGCACTTGCCCGTCCCACTTCCGTACACCTATGCTCTTTTTTTTTTGGAAGTTTATCCCGAATTATTGAAAAATATCCTCTCCTCTTTGACGGGGCAGATGAAGGAGATGACCGAGCAGTTGAAAAAAGCCCAATAGTTTGGCTTGAGATAGTTGACAAGATTGTCAAAGGTGATCGCACCAAGTGGGACTTTATACTGGAGATGCCGTTGATTGAGTTCTTAAATTCGATGGCGTTCTACAAAGCCAAGACCAAAGAACGGCAGAAGCGTTTGGAGGATGCTGCCGGGAAAGGATTCAATCCGTATATCGTGGCTTGTCTGAACGAGATGTTGTGATACCGAGCAGTATAATACCAAGCAGTATCAATTGCGATGCACTTAATTATCCCAATCGGTAACAAATTTATGGCAGTATTTGTTACAAATTGCCAATTTATAGGATTAGTGGCAAATGTTGGTTGTCAAATTTTTCCACTATACTCGGTAATTAACCGAATAACTGCATGAAATTTTCCATTATAACTATACGCATTCGGGTATAATGTGGCATAAAAAACCCAAAACTATATGCTTTCGGGTACTATAAGACACATTTGGAACGCAACCACCTATCCGCTATTTTTCATCGTGGCTCTATCAATCACCCAACAACCCGATTCGTATCATCCCGGATTCAATGACACAAACTTTGTCATCACTGAGTCAAGCGGTGGTATCTACACGAAAGACAATTTCAAGTTTATTGCAAATGTCAAAGTCGCAGCGACATCCGTTGCTAAGTTAAAAGCACCCATCTATTTTGGAAGTACAAACAAAGGGGTGTTCAACATTGGTCGCATAATGGAGAGTTATGTGAGCAACGATTGGAACTTTGCAGATACATCACCAAGCGGATGCACATCTTCCTTCTCGGATTACGAGGTGGAGTTCGGGTATGAGTATTCGCCATCAGCAACGGGAACAATCACGGAGTATCTTGATTTGACTTCAGCAACTGGAACTGTTTGGAATGCTGCCTTGAATCCGTTTGATTTGGTCACCTACGCACAAGCTCAATATCTTGCCACATCATCATCAGCAAAGTTCTTGACCAATGTCAGAACGAGATCAATCCATCGCACTCAGAAGGATTGGCTCTATGCTTTGAAAGGAGATGCCACAAGCGTTGTTATTACCTACTCCGATGCATCTACCCAAACATTCACATTGCCTTCGTCTAAGGTCGTGAGAATACCTGTGGGAAGCCAACTAACAATACCCGGTGCAGCGACTTACTTTGATGTGGTCTTGAAACTCGGTGGAACTGCAAAGTCAGAAACCTATCGCATCAACATAAAAGACGAGTGCAGCAAGTACGAAACAACGGATATCTTCTTTATGAATCGACTTGGTGGATTTGATTCCTTCCGATTCAATATGGTTAGACGAGATACATTTGAGGTTGCAAGAAAGCAATTCCAATCCAATCCATACTCACTCGGTGCGACATACGGTTATGAAACAAGCGTTCGCACACGATCAAACTATCATACAACTGCAAGTCAGAAAGTCAAACTCACATCAAACTGGATTGATGACACCGAATCCGTTTGGTTGCGTGATCTAATTGAATCTCCGGTTGTTTATATGTATGATGGCACTTTGTATGCGGTGAACATTGACAATGCAACCTACGAGCAAAAGAAAGGTGTGCAAGACAAGTTGTTCAACCTTGAACTTGATGTCACCTTGTCGTTTGCTGACAAATCACAACGACTATGATCAGGTTATTAGTCAATAACTCACCGGTTGACCTATCGGACAACTTTGACATTCTCATCTCCAAGTCAATTGCTGACATCAAGTCACCTGAAACAAGGTCAAGTGAGTGGACAAAGACGGTTGTCATTCCTGGTACTCGTGCGAACAACAAGTTATTTGGTCACATCTTTGAGGTTGAACAAACCATTCAAGGGACTACGCAGTTTGCACCCGACTTCAATCCGAATAAGAAAGCGGATGTCGTGGTATTGCTTGATGAGATTGAGCAGTTGCGTGGATTTATTCGATTGATTCAAATCAATGTGCTGGATTCAACGGACATCCAATATGAATGTTCACTACACGGACAAACGGCAGATCTATTCACGACCATCGCAGACCGCAAATTGAACGACCTAAACTTCAGCGAATTTAACCACACATTGTCAAGCGGTTCGGTGATTGATTCTTGGGATACAACCATCTACAAAAACGGAAGTCCACAAGCATTTGCGTATGGCGAAGGTTATATGTACGCAATGATAGACAAGGGATATTCAAACACGCAGAACATCACGCAGTTTGAAGTATCATCAATGACACCTTGCTTGTATGCCAAGACCATCGTTGACAAGATATTCACAAATGCCGGGTACTCATATACAAACGATTCGTTCTTCAATAACGCCCGATTCAAAAGATTAGTCATTCCACCACCAAACGGATTGACCGTGAGTGCTGGAGTGATTGAAGCAAGGAAATTCCAAGCCACAAAAACTGCAAGTCAGAATATGCAGTTGAATGAAACGATAATATTTGAGAACGATTCAACTTCAGGCAACTTTGACAATGGTGGGAATTACAACACTACTGGAGTTTACACAGTACCTGCGATGGGGGATTACGCATTTGAGTTAACCATCAAAGCGGTTTGCACATTGGCATCCTATGTTCCACCATCACCCATCACCGATGTGGATGTATCAATCGGAATCTTTGTGAACGGAACAATCATCAAATCTGCGGTGATCACTCAAATTCTTGGAGCATCAATGACACACAATTTGTTGTTTGGCTTACAAGCACGAAGCGGTGATACGGTTGAATTTAGATTGGTGCAAGTTCGTGACGATGCTTTTGGAAACAACTTGTCAAATGCAGAATTCACTTACAATATATTGGCAGATTCCGTTTTGCTCAATGATTGTCAAGCATCTACATACGGATACAACACAACGGTTGATTTCTCGCAGTTCTTAAATTCTGAAGTCAAGCAAAGCGAGATGCTGATGTCGTTTGTCAAGATGTTCAACTTATACATTGAACCAAGCCAAGACCAACCAAAGGTTCTACGCATTGTTCCCCGTGATGATTTCTTCAATGGGGTGAATGTGGATTGGACAAAGAAACTGGACTACTCACAAGCCGTTGAGATTATTCCAATGGGTGAGTTAGATGCGAATCCTTATGTCTTTACTTACAAAGAAGGAGCAGATACATCCAACAAACAATATCAAGAAAACTATCAATCAACATACGGCTCACGCACCTACAAAGTTGACAATGATTTCATAAAAACGGAGAAGAAGATTGACATTGTGTTCTCACCAACTCAGATCAAGAATTATCAGAACGGACAAAAGAACTTTGTTTTGAGTTATGTGGAAGCTGAGAAAGATGGTGACTTGAGAATTATGTATTATGGCGGTTTGCAATCCGATGTATCTTGGAGATTGTATCCAATTTCTTATATGCTGCCATTCTACTCGAATCGTACAAAGTTACCAATGACGATTCACTATGATTCAGTTACTGCCCCAACCTTTGACATACTATTTGGTATGCCGAAAGAACTTGGTCTTGGTGCTGGTTATCAGTATGGCAATTCAAACCTTGTCACAAATTTTTACTACCGATTTATCACGGAGATCACCAACAAGAACTCCAAGATTGTACGAGCTTACTTCAGAATCACCCCATCGGATTGGTACAACTTGCGATTCAACAACTTGTATTTCTTTGAAGGTCAGTACTGGAGGTTGAACAAGGTTAGCGATTACAATCCAGTTGAAGAAGGCGTTTATGAATGCGAATTCCTTTTGGCTCAGTTCATCCCACCTGCAACACAAACCATCAAAGTGATTGGTTCGGGAACTGCTGGAGGGAATCAAGGCGAAACATACGGAGATATTTATCCAAGCGGAAACAATCCAATCCGACCCGGTATCAAAGGCGTGAGCATTGGCACAAGTCAAGGAACGGGAATGGGTGTTTTTGTGGGAACTGAAGTTGTCAATTCAGCAATCAATGTCAACAACTCAGGTCTTGGATTGACGGAGGTATCATTCCCAATCGGAACGGATGGAAGTGTGGCTCTTGTCTGCAATGACTTTGAAGTTA